AGATCTCTGTTAGCATCTTTTAATTTTTCAATATCAACTAAGACCTTGTCCATTTGTTTTGTTAAAAATTCTATGTTCACTTTATTTAAAGCCATTGACTCAATGTGTTTGTTTAAACGATCGGTAGTCTTATAAAGATCCTCCAGCATCATGTATTGCTCGCTATCCGCGGGCAGTGATCCCATTTGTCCACGTGGCCATTTAATTCTAAACTCTGTGTTTTGTTCAACATCTTGTTCCATTATCTTTATTTTAGTGTCAGCGATATTGATACGTTCTACAATCTGAAAATAACCCATGGTGCCAAGTGCTACGATAACGATCAAACTAGCGACCGTCTTCATAGGCATCTGCACAGCAGCCGATTCAGATATTGATAAAGGTTTCTTACTCATGTTTTGGTTTTGGTGG